CTCACCGTCTTGCAGGAAGTCGGTTTGGATATCATGGATGATGTCTTTCTTGTCAGACATGGGTCTCTCCTTGGTAAAGAAAGGGTGCAGGGGCGAGTGGATAAGGAGAGCAGAACTCCACATTACCCCCGCACCCAATCAGGTTACGGCTTAGGACAAGCCGGTGATCATGCCACTGTCAGCAAAGTTCATGTGCTTCAGTGAGTACTCACCAACGACAAAGTGCTTGTCGCTGTCACCGTCTTTCGCCAGAAGTGTGCGCGTGAAAGGACGCAGAACACAGCAGCGGAACATTGACGGATCAATGAGGAATGCATGAGTTGTGAGCTGGTGGCGGTTGAGAACCACTTTATACTCACCGTACGGCGAACAAATTCTTCGCCTTAGTTCGTTAAACTAAGACCGCCCGAAGGCTGCTCATACTTTCGATATGAGATGAGACTATATCATGTCTGCTATTGCAGACCCCTGCGCTTCCACCCCACTTGGGGTGTACTCCATAAAGGATAGTCGTTGCACCTTCCTTGCATAAGCAAGGCTTGGCTCAGGATTACCATATCCGTAAGGACGTAGGCTTCCCCTGAGTTCACAGGGTTTAATGTACGCTAGGCCGATTTGTTTAGTTAACGTACAGGTCAATCACGTTGACCAGCTCTCGTGTTTGAGCAAACTCGCGGTTACGACCGGAGCTAGCAGCAAAGCCAGCTACGATTTGAGCGTCAGCTGGTTTGATCATCAGCACTGACGGGTCAGAACCGTTGTTGAAGCAGTCTTCGCCCAGCTCAAGCAACTTGGCTTCAGTCAGAGCGTCAGTGGCGTTTGAGCCAGCGTCAACGGTGGTCGAGATTTGCTGATCAGCAGAAGCCATTTCGCGTGCAACCGATGAAGAACCGGTCACAGCGGCATTGCTTACGCCGACCATAGCACGTTCTAGATCGCGCTTGATCTCTTTCAGTGCTTTACCCATTTGGTCATTATCTTCGCCTTAGCTCGTTAGGCTAAGACCGGCACTAGGCCAGCTCATACTTTCATATGAGATGAGACTATATCATGTCTGCTATTGCAGACCCTTGCGCTTCGGGTCACTTGACCCTACTCCCTTGCGGGATAGTCGTTGCACGTTCCCCTGACGGGGCTTCGATCAGGATTACCATATCCATAAGGACTTAGGCTTCCCCTGAGTTCACAAGGTTTATACTACGCTTCCAGAGTTAACGCAGTTTCTTTGGCACGGCCATACGTGGCGATCGCGTCAGCTGTTGCTGATACTTGGAACGCTTTCGATAGTATTTGGCTGTTATTCGTTCGCGAAACAGCGTCCGAAAGTGTCGCCATGGAGGCATCTGCCCCTTCTACTTGAGCGTTGTTGGCGGCAGCAGCACATTATGTTCGTCTTAGGTCGTTAAGCTAAGACCGGCACAAGGCCAGCTCATGCTCTCACATGAGATCAGACTATATCATCACCCTATCACTAGGGGCTGTGCGCTTGGGGTCACTTGACCCTACTCCCTTACGGGATAGTCGTTGCACCTTCCTCTTACGAGGCTTGGCTCAGGATTGCCCTCGTCTTTACGTTAGGGGTTTCCCTGAGTTCACACAGTTTAAGATTGTGGGTCACACAACTGCCCATCACTAGGCAGCAGCCCTGAAGCTAAGGCTATCTTCCAACCACTCAAATGTACGAGCGGAGATTTTCTCAGTTTTGACCATGCTGAAGAAAGGAGTGTCGGTCGGCGTAATATCGGTGATGATATCGCTTACGTCTTCTTTCTTACCAACCTGATCGTAAGTTGTGTAAGTTGACATTTCTTAGATCCTCTAAATTGTCGTTACAGGGATTATTGCTCCCAGCGTGACATCAGAGCTTCGGCAATGTCATCCAGATCTTGCCCACGTTTCGGCGTTCTCAGCTTATCACGTGCGGCTTCCATCCTTTTAGCCTTCTTGTCCTGTGCGGACGGTGGGGCTTTCTTGCTTCTCAGCACCTTGTTCTTCATAGGTTTAGCCTTCTTTACTGTGGCAACGCGTTTGCCCTGATCGTATAGACGAGCCTTGTTAAGGATCTCGATAACGGTCGGGTCTACGTAGTTGTTCACCTGTTCTTCTGGCAGACCTTGCGCGATGGCATAAGTCCGGATGTCGTTGTAGAGTTCATTACTCCACTCCGGCAAACGATCTTGCAGTTCACGTACACAGTTCTGCGCTTGCTCCCGCAAAGCAACTTGCTGCTGTTGCTGGATTTCACCGTAGAACTGATCGGCTTCCTGCTGAAGAAACTTGAGGTCAGCTTCTGCTGCGCTGGCTTCTTGACGGAGTTGTGCAAAGTCATCGGCGGTCATCTGTTTGCTGGCAACCAGCATGTCGACTTCCGAATATGGTTTGTATCGCTCCTGAGCCTTTTCTAGCATCCGCTGTAGGATGGCACTGGATTTGCCCAATGCATCTTCTGCCTCTTTACGCTTGGCAGCGGTTTCTTGAGACTTACGAGTGAGTGCCGCTTCTTGTCCATACAGACGCTTCAGCTCTTTGATAGATGCCTGTTGGGTTTCACCGTTGACTACAATGTCGACTTCGGTGTCGTCGGACACTTCGTAAGAGACTTCCTCAGTCTCTTCGTCCGTTTCAACCACCTCTTCTTCGTCTGTTTCGTATTCAACTTCTTCTTCCACCTCTTCATCAGGGTCTTCAAAGTCTTCTGCGCTGTCGTCTTCTTCGACAAACTCTTGTTCAGAAGTAGTGTCGTCTGTCTCTTCAACGACATCTTCTGTTGCCTCTGTTTCCTGTTCCGATGGCTGAGTTTCCTCAGCGTCTTCCCAACGAGCCAGAATGGCTTCTTCCGCGTCTTCTTGTGATAAAGCACGCGGCTGTTGAGGGTCATCTAACACGTTTGACATGGTGTCTACTCCTCTTGGTTGCTGTCACCTAGTTTGGCTTTCTCGTGGAGCTGGTCACGCACCGACACACGCTGTTGTAGTGTGTTCACGATATCCACGATCGCCCTGTAATGGTCGTATGCTCTAGTTCGAGCCTCTGTTTCTTCCGGTTTGGTATTCACAAAAGCTTGGAACGTGGCCTCGACCAACGAATTTACGGTACGATTGAACGCGTCAGTGTTAAGCAACGCTTCAGCGTCATCGCCCATAGCGACTAATTCTTCATCAGTCATACTCTCTCCTTAGTTTAACAACCCTGCGATCAGTAAAAGGACGATCACTGAGTTGAGTACAAATAACGACCGGTCACGCCACAAGTAAGCGACGACACACCACAAAGCTGAACCGGCGATGGAGAAACCCATGTCGATTGCTTTGCTGATGTCGAAAGCTCTTGAGACGATTGCGATCAAGATTAATGTCGTGGCTGTCCACTTGAGATACCACGACAGGTCGCCCTTTGGCGTGACCTTGGCGGTCACCTTTTACTAGCCTTGGGGTGATGCGATTGCCTTGATCTGGTCGGCACGTTCAGCCAGCTCCAGCTCCGCTTCGTCGATGCGTTGCTTGTGAGCGAATTGCTGTTCTTTCAAGTCCATACCATCTGACTTCAAGGCAAGATCGTTCTCTACCTTCGCTTTCTCCAGCTCCAGTTTCATTTGGTCAATCGTAGTCTGCACCTCAGCTTTGAGTTCAGCTACTTTTGTTTGACGATCTTGGATCTCAAGCTGTTTCTGAGCTATCTGCATCTGAAGCATTGCAGCCTCATTAGGTTGCTCCGGCGGCAGCTGATTAGGAGGCGTAAGGTAGTCGTTAGTGTTCTTGATGCCGGTCATGTTCATGACATCACGCATCAGGGCGTACTGGTTCTCCGGTGTGTACATGCGGGACAAGTTTGGATCTTGCGAGAAGACCTGATGCATACCCATGTACTTCTGAGCTTCACGCTCTTGTTCACCGTAGCCAAGATTAAGCTCAACGATCGTGTCGCGCTGGTCTTCCCAACGTGACGGATTGATGGCTACATACTCGCCACCGATCTCCACAATCTTCTCTTGATCTTCATTCTCTACGCACAGGCGGTAGATCTCATGGAAGAGAGGCTTGAGGAACTGGTTAGCAAAGTTACGTGCGATGATCTTCTGACGCTGCTGGGACATAGTCGCCAGCTGCTCGACCATAGCTGCACTGTTCTGCTTGCTGATCGCGTCTTTGTTAAGACCTTGCGACAGGCGGCTCACACCGGTGTTCTCTTCTTTGTCTTCATCCAGCATTTGGATAGTCTGGAAGATGAACGGGTTAAGCGGTGCTTGCGGCATCGGTGCGATCGCATCCGGACGGCTTACATTGACGATACCGCCAACGCGGTTGTCTATCAGCTCACGCGGATTAGTCAGGCCACCCTTGGTAACCATGTATCGCGGATTGTTTGTGATCAGGGCGTGGTCGAGAATAGACCGCGTCAGCACCGTGCGTGCGTTCTGCGTGGCGACCAGCTTGTCAGCGAAGTTACTGCCGTAGAAAGCATGTGGAATCGGAAGCGGCACAAAGGCAAAGAATGGTTTGCGATCTACAGTCTCAATATCGAGCAGCACGTTACCGGCTTTGATGACACGATGCAGCTGGGCGATGCCAGTGCCTTCTGTGTCGATCATGATGTAGGCTTCGTAGCACATGACTGACCGGACTTGGTCTTGGTAGCCGGTAGCATTAAAGCCGCGATCGCTGCCGATGTTTTCATGGCGCGACAGGACTTCGGGATCAGTCTCCATGTCGACATCTTCATGATCACCGATCTGGCTCAACAGCTCCTCATCATAGCCCTCTTCACGCAGCTCACTGAGCGTCTTAGTTGTGCGATGGGCGCAGAAGTTAACATCGTCCAAACTCTTTGCTTGTGGCTCGATGATAAACTCTTCAGGCGCAATAGCTTCGACCACAACTTGGCTTGCATCGCGCTGGAAAGCGATCTCGCCGGTAACTAGGCCAGCATCGTCAGTCTCGCTGTCGATCAGCTCAACGTCATCCTGCGCCAGCATCAGATCCAGCTCTGTCTCCGTCAGGTTTTCAAACTCTTGCACCTGATAGTCGGTTTGGTCTGCCCAGTAGGCTTTGGCTATGCCAGCTCTTGCAATCAAACCATCGTGGATCACACTCGCCATCGTGGAGAACATATCGTTCTGCCGGAAGGCGACATAGTCGGTGTACTCTGTGCATACCCGCGCCATAGCAACGTCTTCTTCGCCTTGTGGTGCGAAGCGGACGATCCGGTTGCCAGCTGAGAACGTCTCCAGCAATGCTGCCTTCATGGCTTCAACGGCATCGTATACATCCATGCTGACGTATTTGCTGTTACCATCGTGAGCCGGTTTGGGCAGGGTCGCGTTGTAGTAGTCCATGACCTTCTGACGTTCACGGCTGATCTGGCTATCGTAGTAGCCGACCGACCGCTTGATGTTGTCGTCCAACAGGTTGACAATCTCATCGTCGTCAAGTTTTCGGTAGTCTTTAGGTTCTGCCATTACACCATCTCTATGTAATAATCGTCGTTACTTTCTACGGGTGTCCACGCGCCTTCATGCACGTAGTTAGCCAAGGCTAGCGACATGACGCAGTCGTCATAGCAGCCATTCTCAGCTTGCATCGCACCGCTTTCGGTTACGATGTATGTCATCATTTCTCGTATCGTCGTCTTGTCATTTAGCTCCAGCTCGTCTTCACGAACTGATGCACGGAGCTGGTCGATGACCAGCGGCTTGGTCTTAGCTGTGGTGCTGAAGCCAAGCTTCACCGTCTCTCGATCGGTAATCTTATCGTGCTGCACTTCTGTGTAGAAGTTTGGGTAGGCCATATCCTTGCCCAGCCTTGTGCATGTCAAAATGCCGTGGCTATTGTTCTCGACGCATATGAACGCCTCATTGTAGTACTCGCCTAGCTTGTAAAGTACCTCAGCGAAATAATCAGGATGCACGTGACCGCGCCAAGTAGCCACTTGGCGTTTCTTACTGTCCAAGACTTGCGCGACACTCCAGTCGCCACCACGGATGCCCATAGCAACGTCCGCGCCGATGACGTAGGTTTCTCCTTCATCATGCTTCCTATACGTTGTGAGTTCGCCGCGACTATGGTTGACCCAATCATCGGTCTCCAACGCAAGACGCTCTTCAACGTCTAACGTTTCATCCAATGCTATCGCTAGCTGCTCAGGATTAAACACCGGCCGACCCGTAGTCAGGAAAGCCTCTTCCGGTTCTGCCGGATATTCTTGTCGAAACAAGTCGATGCCATTTTGAGCAATCTTGCGTCGACGGAACATGAGCTGCTCATTGTCTAGATCGTACCGGTCGACCAGATCAGTCTCTTCCGGTGTACGCTCAAAGTTTTGTGGAACAGGCTCACGGTAGGTGGGGTCAGCAAACCAAGGAATAAACACCGGCACATAACCGTTGCTTCCGTCTACTGCGCCCTTCCATAGATCGTAAAAGATGCCGGACACACCGTTGGCTGTGCTTTCGACAAAGATTGCAGTGCCTTTGGTGTTTGGTACAGCTTGCACCAGACCATTCCAGTTCTCTTCCGCTGCGCCTTTCGGCCAGAACGCCAGCTCCGAAGCGTGTACGCAAGTCAGCGTTTCACCGCGACCAATGCTGTCACCACCAGCGGTGGCAACCACGTAGCTGCTGTCGAGTACATCAAATGTAATCTCACGGCGTGAGCTGTACTTGGTGTGCGGCTTGAGTATCTCAGGACAATGCTCGTGGAAACGCTTCGTCATATCGAAAAGCGCACGCGTACTGTCCGCATGGTGGGTGATGACCATTGCTTTCTGTGCCGGTCGTTGACTGACCGCATAGTAAAGATAGCCACCTGTGTAAGTACTCAGCCCTTGCTGTCGCGCCTTTAGAATGATGACGCGTATCTTCTGTTCGCTTTGCAGTTGCTTAGATACTGCCTCGTGTAAAATGCGTTGGGCTGAGTTTAGCTCCAGCGGAGCTATGTCACCTTGTTTGGTTCTGATCTTCAATGCCGCCTTGGCGTAGAAGTCGAACTCATTCAGTAGCTTCTTGCGTACCGCCTTCAGTCTCTTGTCCATTGTCTGCTTCCTTTTCGTCGTCTGCCAGCAGTGATGCCAAGAAGTCTTCGGCTTTGCCGATGGTCACTTCTGATTTGGCAGCTGGTTTAGACTTGGTGAAGTCAAGGACAAGACGGGCGGCTTGCAGACGTTCACGCGTAGCTCCATCCACACGCATCACCTCGACAGCTGTCTTCAGTGCTTCTTTTGCGTGCTCATCTTCGATGTCAAACTTATCGCTCATTATCTCGACTACTTTCTTTGCTTCTAGTTTTGCTTCCTCACGCAGCGGCGCGATGGTCTCTTTACGATGCCCGTCTGGCACGCCCTTTGGCCGACCCGCGTTTTTGCGTGGCTTTGTTGACCATTCTTTTCTTAACGCTCGACCCTCCGGTGTCTTCATCAGCTCCGCGAAGTAGTTTTTCTTTGGAGCTTTCTGTGGCTGCTTTTTTGGCTTTGGCGGGGCTTTCTTTCTTTGCACCATTTATGGCCTCCTCTAGGACACGCAGGACAACGCGCTTTGTGTTGGCGCAGTTGCGTGCATAGTTTTCGTGAGCCGGTATCTGGGTCTTGAGGTCAATCAAGATATCCAGTTTGTCGGCATCAGTGATTACCTTCATTGCTTTCACCTGTTCGATACGCGACAGGATATCAATGAAGTCTTCTGGTGAGGCTTGCATGGGTCTCTCCTTGTTACCTATTCATCAGCCATTGGTCGTATCTGTCTGAGACGCACTTGGTCATCTCAGGGGTCTCCGGTTTGATACCGAAACCGCGGCAGAGTTTTACACTCCACTTCAGACCGCGTTCCTCGATAGTTTCCGGTCGCCACTCTTGTGGGACATACCCAGTGCAGGAAGCCAGCATTAAGCTGACACCTATAACGGTGATGGCTTTAGTAAACATATCGAGATCCTTTGTTAGATGGTTAATGCGCCTCCTTGTGGAGACAGTGCGCCTTGCGGCTGTTCCTCTTCACCGCCGCCTGATGCTGCTGCGCCGATCATAGCCAGCATAACTGCAAGCACGGTCGCAAGCGGGTGAGCATAGAACTGCACGGTCTTAGAGGTCGGGTTGTTTGGGTCGTTGAAGTAGTACTGAATCATTTTTGCAGCATCTG